GCCATCCGCATTAATGTGGAATCGAACCCAGGAAGCCGAGGTTCCGCCATCCGCTGCCGTTGAGGACAGGGTGTCTAGGGCAATTTCCTGCCACGCCGAATCTGATCTGAAATAAAACTTGTTGTTTGTGGTGTCGATAGCGATGGTTCCATCAGCGGCAGCTCCTGAGGGCTCTCCGCTGGTAACCAGGTTGACAACACCGGCGGTGCTGGCATCGAGAGCGTCATCCGTCTTCAGGGTGTTGGCAGCGGAGCGATACAGGTTGACATCGCCAGTAGCGTCACCGGAACTCCAAGTAATTTTGCCCCCGGCATCAATCTTGACTCGTGGCTCAGAATCCCCGTCAACTCGTACACCAACAGCCTGTGAGGATACTGATGCTAATTCGTCGACAGATATACCAGTTTTGAACTTCTGAGCCACGGCCTCAACCGTACCTTCCTATAGTGCACCCCGCAGGGCGCTATGGGCGAAAACCGTCTTAACCGGTAATCACAACTACATAAGCACCACTTGCTGGAGCCGTAGAGAAATCAACAGTGACCGTGCTTGTGCTAGTTCGCACAACATCAGCGATAACCGTGTCATAGGTAGAAGCGGTATATACCTGAACTATCACTGCCCGAGTACCGAAATTGTGGACTAAGGCAAAGCTGGTAGCGCTTCCATCCCCGATTGTCTGAGTCGCGACACGAGCAGTCGTCGGGGTTGAAACAGTGAGACCTGCAGCCGAAGTAGCAGCGAGGCTGTCGCGGGCGGCAGCTTCCGTGGTTGCGTTGGTACCACCCTGGGCGAAGGGAAGAGTTCCTGTAACCCCGCCATCGACAGCACCGCCAGCCAAATCGGCAGCATCAGAAGTAAGAACACCAGCGGTATAAGTAATACCAGTACCGGCAATGTCGCTCTTGATGGCAAGACCACTAGCGGTTGTGGCCAAACCGGCTACGCCAGGATCGAGTTCGACCTCCAGCTCGTCACTGGTGATAATGACTGCACCATCAGACTTGACGTTGACGTTGAGCACGTCGCCGGTCTTGCTGAGGCCATCACCGGCGAAGATTGTGCCAGCGACTGAGAAGAGAGCGAAGGTGAGGGCGGTTGTGCCGACAGTAATGTCACCGTCGTTGGTCATCACCCAGCCGGAATCAGCGTTCGTTGTACCTTCTTCAACGAAGGTGAACATTCCCGGCGTCATCTCCGAGTTGGAGTCAGCGTCAGTTGACCTGCTCGGTGCGCCAGAAGCGGCGACGATGTAGATGCCGTTCTCGGCACCAGTACCCTGGTTCTTGACCAGGACCCTGTCGCCAGTGGCCAGCGTTACACCATCGAGAGTGTCGCCGTTCTCAAGATCACTAGACAGAGTGAGAGCAGCCGTTGTTCCAGCCCTGACAGATGCCTTGACATCAAGTCCGGTGCGGGCGGCGTCGACGTAAGCCTTGTTGGCGGCGTCCAGGTCGGCAGATGGGGTCGAAACCTGTATACGACCGCTGCCGTCGCGCAGGACGAGAGTGGAGTTGGTGTTGGTGCTTGTGGCGTTGTCAAGCTTTGTTTTGTCTGCACCCGTCAGAAGACCGGAATCTCCGCCATTGACAACGTCGGCAATAGAAAAGGAAACAGTACCGTTGGATTCGCTGACAACTAGCGCATTGGTAGTAGAAGTAATAGCGTGCAACGCTTTACGCCACGCAGAGCCGTCATAGACCTTGAGCACCTTTTCGGTGCTGTTGTATATCAGGCGACCCTCAAAGTTGCCAGAAGCTGGATCAGAAGCCAGTGATTCGAATCGACCGTTCAGAAGTTGATTCTGATTTAGGTCAAGATTTGTAACGAATTTAGTCGCCATCCCCTACCACCCGTCAAGTGAGATATGCATTCCCAGCGAAGGCTGCTGTGAATGAGACTGTTATTTGCGTGTCGCTGTTATATATTACATCACCTACAACGCTAGTGTCCGCAGTGTCGACCACGGTTACTTGCGGCTTGCCTTTCAACGCATGGGTTATTGACCACGATGTTGCGGGTGACGCCTGCGTATGGACATGTCGCCTTGCAAAAACCGTCTCTGTGCCCAGAAGCTGAACCGCGATTACGGTTGGAGCTTCCGGATCAATACAGATGACGTTGCGTCCGTCTTCATAGATATTGACAGCGTTTGGATACTCTTGTATCTGGATCTGATTGCCGTCGGTGTCACAAATGACTTGATTAGGAACCGTCATTAGTGGGTTACCTCCAAATCAAGGGTGAAGGTGCCCTGAATGACACGAGAAACTACGCCACCACCCGAAATGATTTCCAAGTCGTAAATGCCGTCAGAATCAAGCGCAGCTGTCTGCGTATTCGTCATAACAATGTTGAATGTCCCAGCTGTTCCACCAAGAACGATGCCACCGTTGGCAGTAGTTAACTCGATTTCAGGGGAGGCGGATTCCAGGGTTCGACGTACCTGCATCCTGGCGGTATAACCCGTCAAGTCATAGAGCAGATACGTCGAACCCGTGGGATCAGTTGAATCTGGGTACTTGAGAATGCACGACCTTGTAAAGTCGACACCCTGTTCGCACGTTATGTTGTAAATCCCTGCGATCATCGGGCGCTCCTCCTACACTTATTCATTGTAGATTACAGTGCACCGAGTACCGGGGAGTTACAGGTGGTTAGCCGACGGAAGCTGAACCCTTGTTGGGTCCAACATTCTTCAGGCCCATCGCCATAGCGATAGACAGCGCAACAGCAACAGCGCCAGCCTTCAGATTGCCGGTATCGGCAAACCCGTCAAAATCTGCTCCGGTCGCCATCCAAACGCCCAGGTAAGCCTGGACGAAAGTACGAGCGGAACGTTCAATGGCATCTCGCCAAAAGGACATGTTCATGAAAACCCTCCTTGGTTTGCAGTCAGTGGTCCTTGTACATTATACCCCAGGGGGTTAGGACCATGTGGGAGCGAGGTGCCGGTTAGTCCCTTGGAATGAAGTGAAACAGCAAAACATCGGCTGTTCCGTAAGGAATTTTTTCTCTGTAATGCCAATTCAGAATCCCCGACACCATGTACCCATCACCGGGTTTTTGGTCGATTTTGATCCACTCGCCGCCGTTGAAATCCAAACCGGAGCTTTCACAGAAAGCCTCAAATACCTCTTCTTCGCAACCACCATTAGGGCGACCGGGCAGCAACCCTTTCATTTCGTCCCATCCAGCCAACCGCAGTTCATCAAAATCAGATTCTTTGCTTGCCACGAAGATGGGCCAATTCCCAGAGGTGCATCTAGCCATATAGCCCACCGTGTAACGACATGCGCGTCGATCTACATGAACAGGACAACTACCGGCGTTGTCATACCTAGCCAGCAGAGCGTAAGAGGGGGTGACAGCTTCACCGAAAAAGTCGGACACCGGGCCCACAAGCGCCTTGTGTCCCTCCACGAGGAAGGGGTGCTCCAAGTTGGCTGTGTTGTAGGTAACTCGAGAGAACAACTCAGTTGTATCTGGCAACGCAGGCCACTTGGGTATCTCATCATCAATGAAATTTAATATTTCTGAGTGAGTTTCTTCAGAAAATAGATCTGAGATCTTGGCAATAGGCATGTGAAAACTCTACATGACCTCCATGTAGTGCTCCATCAAGGCGATCTCGGCAGAAGCTGCATCTACTTCGGCTTTTGTCCCCAGCCTTGTCCACTCGTCGCCGTTCCCAGAAAGATCGCCATAAACCTGGAACTGATTCAGTCCAGTGATGTAGCAGATCATTCCCTCACGAAGATTCCCACCAGTAAGATTTGAGTCTCTGGCAGCGGCGTCGGCAAAAACCATACATGCCTGTTTCATCAGATAGTCGTTGACATCCGCAGCCGTCAGAATTGTCTCCGCTACGAATGCCTTAAAACCTTGAGCCATTTGGTGCCTCCGCTACGTTCCTAGCTTAAATAAGTCTAGTCGACCGATACCCATATTATTCAGTGTTAGGTATAGGGCAACCTCTACGGCGTGGTAGAAAGAAAACCCCATGGGACGTGCCAATTCTACCGCATCCATGACTGGAGCTGAAGAGTCACCCGCTGAAGTGGTATCCGGAGTTTCAGCAACTAGCGTGCGAATCAAGAGGGCCCAACGGGAGTTCAATGTGTAAGTAGACGTGCTGTCTGGAATTGTAGAGAAAATACCTGACGCCACCCTGGTTGAACCAACGTAATCAGTGATTGTGGCGGTTTGCCCAACTCCGGTACCACCAGTAATAGTTATGACGTGGTTGTTGTAGGTATCGTCCACTGCGGAAGCGGTGGAAGCCAACGTGATAGTCGTTCCGCTGCCAGCTTGAGCAGTTCCGGAATCCGTTGCGGCATACGGGGAAAGAGCGACAGTCTTGGTGCCGGTAAGAACTTGTTGCGCAGCGCCCAGCACCGCCTCCCTGGTTCCAGAAGCAAGGCCGTAATAGCCATTTGCCAACTGCCAGGAAATGTACGAGGCTTCGTCAGATAACCATGATTCGAACGCTCCACTGACAGCACCACCAGCGGCGTTTGTATTCGTCCCAGTTGCCCATACATTTGATTTCGTACTTGTGCCGATGAATTGAGCTAGCCAAGGTCGAGCAGCCTCCTGGACATAAACGGGATCGGTTAGAGTGCTCTTCGTCCACACTTCCTCTCCTGAGTCCCTGGATCTGAGCTCATTCAATTCATAATCAAACCAATTGACGTACTTCCCGATCATCTCAAACGATTTGGTTGTCATGAGGTCGAGAAGTTTGAAGAACGGGTATGTCGGGTTTGTCTGCTGTCCGTCTATATCCCAATAGAACGTAGGCAGATAGGTTCTTCCCGTTAATACGAAAGTGTTTTTCAAGAAGGCATTATCATCGATAAGAGCACAAGTAGAGAGATAAAAGGGATTTCCACCGTGACTGCTGACGGTGACTTGAATCTTCATTATGTAGTCAGCCGTATCGAGTGTGGAGCCAGTTGTGGTAACTGCGAAGTAGTTACTGCGAAAAGCAGTCCAGACCCCAGGGATATTCTTGGATGTCCGTGATTGGGTTGCCGGTGGGTCAGCCTGCTGTACCAAGTTTGAGGTAATGGACACCTGGGCATCCGACTTTATGTTCGCCGAAAAGACCATATTTGTTTTATTCATCAGTTGGCTTCCAAGAACCGACTTGTTCTGGAGACTGATGACGATTGGCTCTGAATCAGTTGGACTGATCTTCATCCCGTAATAACTGGGTGTCAAACTGGCTTCTTGGGTGTCGTCAATTATGAACGACCCATTCAATGAATCAAACGTCCACCCTGGGACGTAATCGTCTGACGGGAGAATCACACCAGCAGCATCTCGGGAAGCTAAAGCTTCGGTACTGCTCAACAAATTTAGGGTTGAGGCAGCCACTATCCGACCGTAACTGCCGTCAAGGTTGTGGTCAGGTTCGCAGTAGTGACCTTAGGCAGACAGCCTTTGGCTAGAAACGAGACATTTCCACCGCTGATCTGGAACAGCGTCGAATAGGCATTCCCAGTATTAGAGTTTCCTGCCGGGACACTGAATGAAACAGAATCGACATATAGCACCCCATTGACTCTCTGAATCACGCTCGCCACGTCGGATGTCGTCCACCCTTCGCTGGTTCCGGTAAATCCGAGAGGTGACAGATGATTCAGGATTGCGTCTCTCACCAGGGCCGTAATGGCAACGGAGCCGTAGGTGTCGTCATATTTGAGAGTTGCTGTTACTTCGACATCGAGAAGCTCCATGTCCAAGGCGCTGAAAGTCAAGCCAGCAATAGATTTGTTGGCGGAAGACAGCTCGATATCGGCCTTTTCTGTAGCCGTCAACTGACGGTTGTTACCGTATGCGTAAATTGCGACGAATCCGAGATCGTCAGCGTGAGAGAAAAGACGCGGATAGGTCCCTGTTCCGTTGGTCAAGTCATAGACCTTTGACCTCTGCACAATATTGTATTCGGAAAGAATATTTGACTTGACTTGACTTGCCTTCGCTAGAGCCGATGAAAGCCCTCTCAGATAAGTCGTTGTTCTGGTCAGATAGTCAAGTGGGTTCTCGCCGTTCGAGCCGTTAGTGAAGTTGCCGGTAGAGACAACGGTGTCTACCTCAAACATGATGTTTTGGAGAATCATGTCCGCCCCACTCGCGATTACTGGGTGAACACCAACAGCTCTTGAGGTAAGTGTTGCTGTTATGGCCGATGGCGTTCCTGCCCAACCAGTGTCAGCTGCGATGTCAGCAGTGGTTTCGTAAGCAAATTGTTCGGTTACACCCTCTATCGAAATTTCATAAAGAAATACCGTTCCCGAGGAAATGGCTATCCCGGTATTTTGGTTAAGGGTAATGGTTATTTCAATCGTGGAACGGCCACCCTCTTGTTTGGTGACCCCCATAATCCGGCCGATACCCTCCATGAGTCTTGGGGGCAATCTGTTAATCTGCGCTACAGACATGTAGTTCATGTACGCAGCCGCTTGCAGCAGGGCATCTTCTGGAGTCCCTTGACGAATTTTGAATTCAGGGAGAGTCAGTCGTGCGAGCTCAACGGCCCCCAGGTAGATCTGCCCAGGGGACACATCTTCGGGGATCATGTCGACATAATCACTAAAATCTGCTGGCATGCCTACATCTCCGAACGTTTAATAAAGCTGAAGTTCACGATGCTTTGACCGTTCTCTTCTAAGACTGTGGTCTCGACCGCAACAACTTCGATTTCAGGAACGAAGCGCGCGGCTGCAAATAAGAATTGTCCACGATCAATGGTCTTGAAGGTCGGATCCATCACCCCGAACTCAGGGGTAAGCGGGAAAGAACCGGGCTCGGACCTGGCAGCGATGGAAAGGATCTGACGAAAATAATCGTCCGATCCGTCTCGGGTCATGCCTAGTCCACCCTGGGTCTCATTGAATTTGACGGGAAATTTCATAGCATCCATAGTTGACTCCTACAAGGTACACACAGTTTACCCCACATCGGTCTTACCCTTCCAAGACAGCGATGCGCGCTTCTGCCGCTTCGAGCTTGGCTGAGAGTTCCTGAATTGCTTTGACCATGGGGGCTATCAGCTCTCCGTACCTGAGACCCTGCTCTGTGCGAGCTTCAGTCGCCGGAATGGCTGGACGGACCTCGTCCACCCCGTTGAGGTGCATCATGGCGGGCTGTTCATCCTCTGCCGCGATTTCCTGGTTAATCCACATGGCTGTTATGGCAGCATCCGCACCGAGAAGCGTTTCAACTTCTTGAGCAACGAATCCGTGGTGGGTTCTGACACCAGGGTCACCGTCACCCTTGTCGATCCATTTGTACGACACGGGCCTTAGGTTGAGAACGAAATCTAAACCCAGTGCGGAATCCAGGATGTCGGTCTTCAGATTTTCGTCTGAAGTATTGATGTACTGGTTGGGGCCGTAGTAGTCACTGGAGGCGTAGACGTTGCGCCAACGGAGGGTGGAGTAACCACAGTCAAAGTTGCCATCATTCCATGGGTATATGCCTTGAGTTTGTAGATAGCTGTCCATAAACCAGACGGTGCCATAAGCGCTGTAGGAATCTTGACCAATCCGAATTGCCTCGGTTCCGGAAACACTCAAGTGAAGGGTGTCGGCGCTATTCGCCGTATCCGACCGATGCATTCCGGTGCCATTACCGTCGGTAAACGAGTATGTCGGGTGAAAATCGCCTCCGACAAGATCTGATCCGTCGTCACCCCTCAGTGGCCCGTTGAATGACGGGCGTACCCCACCAAGACCGTCAGTGTCTGCGAGAGGAATGAAAACATCCGTCTGCCTGTCCGCCCGCCCCAGAATGGCCAAATTCTTCAGCTTGTTGTTTAAAAAGGAACAAAAAACGACATCGCCAATGGTGAGGCGGTCCATTGGAGATTGATCGCTCGAAGGGCAATAATCGAAGTTTTCTCTGAAATACGGAATATGGATCCTTGCCGAGCCAGCAACGACACCTCGATCACTTGTGCCCTTGATGGACCTGACTACGCCCTTATAGATACCACCTGGGAGGATCGGATTGGAGGTACCCCCCGCTGCGCTAATGAATTCTGATGCCATCTAAATCTCCGCGTAACTTCCCAAAAATTGCTTGCCGCCATGTGCGCCGACTTCAAGCATTTTAATGTCTTTGGCCAACCTCTCCGGGGAACGAAAGTTGATACTCACTGGCGCATTGCCGATGTGTTCAAAAGACACGGAAGAAATTAAATACATACCCTGGAAGTAGTGACGCTTGTCGCCTCTATCGAAATCATCGAAAGACAAGAAAATTGTCATTCCTGGACGCAGGGATCGTCCGTTGAATCGATCGATCTGGACGCTTCCCTCAGTTGCGATCGGGTTGTTATCTGATCGACTACAGGTTGGCAACGCCATCAGTTGAAACGGATCGGGAATACCACCCCCGCTCCGTCGCGGGGGCCAATTGAGCTCGACGTAGTTGTACGCATCGTTTCCCCCTCCGGCGATTAAACCTTCGGGGTCTATTAGCCCGAGTTCTGGATTGTCGTATGTAGTCCCCCATCGGCCCAACAGCCACCTTTGGGTCCCAAAGAAGAGGATACCGTCAGCCTCAAATAGCCTAAATTGTGCATGTTCTGACTTGGAGCGATCCATGCTTGCCGTTTTCTTCATAATATCCCAAAGCGACTCCTTGACTTCATCCTCACCTTTTGCTGTCCATTTGACGAAGTCCTCCGTCTCTTGGGCCATACATTCCAAACCGTATTTGTGAGCAGCGTTGATAATCAAGTTGTGCCCGTTCCCAGCAACGGTCGCTGGGTCTTTATCTCGTTTCATTTGCTGGCATGCGGAAGGGCGAAGCTTGAGGTTCCAGACCGGATTTACTGCAGGCCCAGGGCCCATGGTTACGGAAGCAATTTCGAATAACTGCCAAATTCTCTCACCCTCTACGAACCCGCTGTTCTGTGAGACCCAGGTCAAATCCCTGGAGGTGTAGCCCCTGTACCAAACCTTTCTGCCTATGGAGAAATAGTTGGAACTAGCGAGTTCGTTGGCGTGATCGAGCACTTCCATGGTGATTTCAGACACCATGTCCATGCTGTAGTTGACTTTCGCTGTCAGAATCGCCTGGTTGACGGTACTGCTGCCATCGATCAACGTAGGGTCGTCCCACACGAAATCTCGTGGGTTGCGCCCACCCTGAAATAGCCCACCAGCCATGGGTTAAACCACCGGCAGAAGGCCAGCGGTGGCCATGAGTTGGACCGTCCTTGGATCCATGCTGAGGAGATCGATGTCGTCGGGGTCAGCTACATCGGGAGTTGGAGGTACGCTGCTTCCCTCCAGCGGGGGAACGCCCATCGAGATCAAACTCATTTCTTCAATCGGCATTTCTTGCAGCGTCATGCTGCACTGGGCTGCCGTGATTTCCTTAGGGCCAATTTCAACGGTTCGACGCTGCGACTGGATAGTGAATTCCGCGATGACGAATTGAAGAGCCCTGCCTGTGCGGGAAGCCCGCTTTACCTGCAATTCGAAAAGTCTGTCCATTCCGAATATCGATACTGGATTCTTTCGCTGCGACATGCGTCTCAACTGATCTAACTGACCCGCGACATCGGCGAAAAGGCCATCATTCTCGTGTGCAACAAGAAACTCAAATTGAATTTTCATGAGAGACCAGTCTGACCACTCAACAATTGGATAATCTCCCTTACGCGGGATTTCAACCCACCTTGAACCTAGACCCGAATAACTCACAGTGTTTGGAATCATCGGGAAGAAGAACCGATCAACCTTGTTTTCGAGCTTGAAAGTCTTGTCATTAAACCTCTTATAGACCTGAACTAATTCGGGTTTCCCAGTCGCGGCGTGTTTGGGTGGTGCCGCATATCCGAGTGGGGCTCTGACAACAAGTCGCGTAACAGCAGGGGTTGGAGGCAAAATGTGTCCATCTGAGGGACTGTCTGAGGGAGGCGCAGCATTCGCCTGAAGACCACTCCATACAGAGTTATTCACACCATCACGCGTTGGATCCGTTAACCCACCGCTGACATACCAGTGGGACTGCGCAGTGGTGTACCCATCTCGATCCAGCGCCGACAAAATCATGGTGCTCATGGTGTCCGCGCCGGTCGCAAAGAGGAACGGCGGTACGTCGACCATCGAGTTGCGGACATTGTCGGCGATTATCTGCATTTCTCCGTGTTGCTTGGCATATTTAGATTGCCAACGATGGACATCCATCTGCGCTTGTGCGTAGGTGAATCGTGCCGCCTGGGCATTAGGGTTGCCTAAGTTCCGGTATAGGCCTTGGGTACGCGACATACCGCGCTCGTCTTTCGGATCGGGGTTCGCCCCGTCGGGAGCGAATCCTCCCTGAATTGCGTAGCCTCCGGTGTCCTTCCCATGCTGCCGCTGACTTCGGGCTCCCGCGTTGAAAGAAGTGACTTGAGTTTGATTCTTGGCTTTATATGTCGTATACAGCTGCGGAGTCCATTTTAGTGGAAACTGAATACCACCGGCAGCGATATTCCGTATTAAGTATTCAGAACCGTGTTGGAAATAATAGAGATCTACATCTGCATCATATGCATATGGAAAATTGGTGCTGTCGGGCTTAGACTTCAGCCACAGAGGAAACTTTTTCCAAACCGTTGTTACCGGGCCTGAGCTTGGCTGGAAGTGCTGTGGGGCCAGACCCCACAGCCTGGTGATCACAAACGTTGCAGCGTATTCACTGGCTAGGTGTTGCCCAGCATCTGATTCCCATCCAGTCTGATATCCATTCATATTCGGGTCCGAATTGGCCAGGTTGCGGTGTATGTTTATTTCGCAACCCTGGGCTGTTCCCGGCCACTCCAGACCCACCTTTGTGTTTCCCCGCGCCATCAGTTATGTCCTCTCCATCTGGTTTACCTGCTGGCGTTGGATCCGATACATCACTTCGTCAGCTATCTCTGCGGGAGAGGCGCTAGCTCCACCGCTCACGTTGATGGTGTAGTTGCTAACGGCTCCTTGGCCCCCACCGCCGCCCTCTACGGCGTGCAGGTGGCGAGAGGGGCCGCGCCCGTGCCTTTCGGCGAATCCGCCAGCTGCGGTGACTGAAGACTGGATTGCACCCAGTCCTGAGCCGTAATAATCGTTGGCGGCTCCAGCCAAATGGTCGGAATCGCTGCCAGATGGCATGAACATGTTTGACCGTTTAGCGAGAACTCCCCGCATACCGACCATTGCGCGTCGAGGAGTTGCAGTATCCGTTACCTGCAACACGTCATCGATCTTGTCTGCGAATTTGATGACGGCATCGCGAAATATTTCGGAAGAGTCTTTTATGGCTGCTGCGGGCGTCCAGTCCGTTGTTTGTTTGACAAGCAGGTCCATGAGACCTGCCTGCGCGAACATTGCCGTTATCTCCTCTGGGCTTTTGCGTTCGTCTGTCCCCTCTTTGTAGTAATTGCTTTGATCCAGTAGGCCAGCTTCCCGGACTTGCAACAGCTGTTCATATGATGCGTCGGGTCCAAGCATTCTCATCAACTGTGCGCCCATGGCCGCAGGCATCCCACCCATCCCGGGTCCTGCGCTTTCGGCAAAGCCCGCGCTCATCAAATTACCCAACAAGGCTTCTCGGGTATCAGCGGCCTGCTCCCCTGGCCTGCCGGTGATGCCTGTCTGCCAGTCAGCGAAATCTTGGTTTTGCGTCAATGCGGCTAGAAGTTCGGGCCCCAGCGCTCCGCCCTCCTGCCAGGCGCTGCCACCGACGCCCAGGGTGCCTGCCATTATCTGTTCGGCAAGGTCTTCGTTTCCATCAGCGAGGCTGATGTATCCACTAATGAGACTTTCGAAATCCGCCAGCGCGGTTTCTGTATCGAAATCACCAGTGGCGAGGTTGTCAAGCAGGTTGGTTTGTATTTCGTCGATGATTTTAGGGGCACCGAGTCGCTCTATTTCCTGGCTAAACAGACCGGAATCTCCCGCCAAACGATCACCAGCAGCGTTTCGAAGATCATGGACAGTGTGCATTAAACCCTTGGCGATGCTTTGGGCCAGTTCCCCATAAGACTTCGTGGCGTCGTAGAGGTTGGTTCCTGTCGATTGCGCCAGCGCCAGGACTTCGACGTTGGTCATGCTCATGTTGCCCGCCAGTCGCTGAAGACGCTCTTCCCCCTTGTCGATGACGAAATCCATAGCAGTTGCTTCGTTTTGCAGCGTTATGGAGTAATTTGTTAGAAACTCTTTGTACTGTCCCCCTTCCAGGACTTCCTGAAGGTCGATTCCGCCCTGTATTTTTCCACCAGCTTGTATCAGGTCTCGTATGTAATCTGCCTGTGCGTCCTGGTTGACTTTTTGATCCCCCTGCGCCCATGGAGTCCAATCCATTGGATTGCCCTTCCAGAAGACAGCCGATGCCTTCGACCAAAACCCTTCAGCACTTCTCCCTTCGAAGGCGTCCAGGCCGCCCAGACGGTCGGCTTCGGCAGCCTGGCCTCTCATGGCTCCAGTCCCGGATTTTGCTCTCAGAGCGCCAGGCGTAACAGCGGAAACTCCACCAAAAATACCGGCCTGGATCCGGAGCCCATCAAAGACGGAATCCAAGATGGCTGATGCCATCGCGTTGCCAGCCTCCCCTGCGTATTTTTTCTCTCGGGCTGCTTTCCGGATACCGGCACTGAGGAGGCCATAGACGCCACCAACAATTGCACCAGCTGCAGCTCCCCACGGGCCACCCATTTGGAATCCAAGAGCGGCCCCACCGGCAGCGCCTCCCAATGCTGCAACCCCAGCGTTTTCACTCTTCATGGCAGTACCAATACCAGCGATACCAATACCAACGAGTGGGTTAATCATCGCTGCCATACCACCCATGGCGAGGGCACCCTGGATTTCTTCAGGGGCTTGGGAACTAAGCATCCCAAGGCCCATACCTACCCCCATCCTGGCGCCCATGCTGCCGTTAATGCGGGTTCGCACACCTTCGGTGCCTTGCCTCATTCCACGGAGCCGGTAGCCACCAGTTCTATTCCACAGGCTGGGTCCACCTGGTGCTCGATTAGCGAAACCTCTCCAGCCTCCTCCGCTCGCCGGGGGGCCACCAGGACCGTACATGGCTCGTTTTGCTGAAGCGACCTGTTGCGAACGAGTCATCATCCGATTCGCTTTGGTTTCCATAGCAAGTCTTTGCGATTCGCTCGGTGGGGTGAAACGTGAAATCCCCGATGAACGCATTCCCGCTGCCATGGGTTGACCATTGGGTCCAAGTAGTCCGCTTCCACCTGCACCACCTGCACCACCTGCACCATTGGTTCCCGGGTAGACGGGAGGCATGCCCGCTCCGCGTCCGTTCATTTGTCCAGCTGCGGTAGCCCCCGTGACAACTACCGAACCGGCCTGCACATTCATGGTCCCTGTCGACTTCTGGAACAGGAATCCACCAGCCCAAGCCCTAAGCCTAGAAAGGATGAGCATAGATCCAGTCAGGAGACCCATAGCCCCCGCTCCGTCGCCAAGGCCTCCCATTATATTGCCCATGAATTTCATGACGCTGGTCAGCATGTTCACAATCTGGCTTACACCGGAAAGAACCTTGTTCACAAAGGGAAGGGCTTCTATGTATAGTTCTTTGAGCTGATTCTGGAACCGTCCGAAGGAGGCGAAGAGCTCGCCTAAACGGTCACCGAACTTCTCCACATGAGGCTGGCTGTCCTGAATCATTTGGTTGAACGTGCCGAAGGACTCGGATATGTATGTGCCAATTGCGCCGAAGATGTTTCCAAACATCTTTTCAAGAACTTTGGCACCGTCAATGAGGGGACGGAGTCTGTCTAGAACCCTGTTCCAGCCGTCGACAAAACCGCTCCAACGGTCGGAGATGCGACCAAAGATGCCCTCGACCTCTGGCCCTCTCCTCACGAGACTTACGAAAGCATCCGTAAGCTTTTCAGACATACCGCCAATGGAGTCGATAAAAGGCCCTTGACCGAATCGAATGATTGGTCCCCATGCCTTCACCATGCCGACACGGAACGTATTGACAGCCCCATCTAGCGCTTCTTTGAGTGGTTTAAGAAAGCTTTGACCCATATCGGCGAAATCGTTACGGATCGAGGTGAAGGCAGCCTTGAAAATGCTCATCAATGTGCCGGACGAGGCTTCCCATTGGCCCGCTACTCCACCAAGAACGGCTAGCTCGCCGCTGTTGATCGCCGCAACCAATTCAGCCCGCGACTTAATGCCCTGCTTCAAGGCTGCTTGCATGGCTACTTTCATCTGCGGACCCATTGCCTCCGCAGCAGCTCGAATATCACCAAAGGACTTCTTGGGATCCTGGATCGTACCTATCAAGGTTCCGGCAGCAGCCGTGCCCTTCTTCACATCCTGCCCAGCAGAAGCGAAGTCCATCAGATTCTTCAACATTGTCTGGGAACCACGAGTAAATGTGGAATTCTGAGACACGGCGCTATAGGCAGCGTTGAGATTCTCAATACCGGCAGCGGCAAGATTCGAATCAGAGTGCAGGCCACGCATTACGACACGAACCTTGTTCATGCTCGTGCCGAACCGATCCATGCCCATGGCGTTGCCCCTGAAGGC